CCCGGTCGCGCAGCGGCCTCGGGTACAAACGGCGGCGCTTCCCCGGAGAGACGCATGTGGACGAACCGAGAAATCGGCGCGTTCTATCGGGATGTGCAGCGCGGAATGTACCGGACTCGGCAAGCGGATAAAGACCGCATCGAAGCGGATATTCTCGCAGCAGCTTCCGAGGGACGCGTCACCCAGTAACGCGCTTCTGAGGGAGTTATGTTATGCCTATCGCACAAGGCACCCCGTATTCGGGGTCAGCCGCCAGTCCTACTTATTCGGGTGCGGCAGCAGGTGGCGTATTTGTTCCTGAGATATGGAGCGGCAAGCTGATTGAGAAATTCTATTCAGCGACCGTCCTCTCCGCTATCTCCAACACCGACTACGAAGGAGAAATCCAGAACAAAGGCGACAAGGTAAAAATTCGCACCAAGCCGACCATCACTATCAAAGACTATCAGTTGGATATGGCGCTCACGGTTGACCGTCCGTCCTCGTCAACCGTCGAGCTGACGATTGACTATGCCAAATATTTCAACTTGGTACTCGACGATGTGATGGAGCGCCAGGCGGATATGAACCTCCTGTCGATGTGGGCCGACGATGCAAGCGAGCAGCTCAAGATCACCATCGACACTGGCGTGCTTGCGCTGATCGATGCCGGGGTCGACGCCAACAACAAAGGGGCAACCGCGGGCCGCATCTCGGACATGAATTTGGGAGCTGCCGGGGCGCCAGTTGCATTGACGGCAACCAACGTCCTCGACGCCATCGTCGATATGGGCACTGTCCTCGACGAGCAAAACATCCCCGAAACCAATAGGTGGCTAGTCATTCCCCCCTGGGTTGCCGGCCTCGTGAAGAAAAGTGATCTGCGCAACGCGTCGATCTCCGGTGATGGCGTTTCTCTAATGAGGAATGGCCGCCTCGGCATGATCGACAGGTTTACCCTCTACTCTTCCAACCTGCTGCCGACGGCAGTGGAAGGCGCGGCGACGGCAACCCGCATCTTTGGCGGGCATCCGCACGGGCTCACTTTTGCTAGCCAGATCAGCAAGGTGGAGACGCTGCGCTCGGAATCGACGTTTGGCACCTTGTTGCGTGGCCTCCAGGTATACGGGGCGAAGGTGCTAGACGGCATCGCGATTACCGAGCTATATGCAGTGCGTGGGTAACTATAGGTAATGTAGGCACCCACGATGCTGATGACCCGACCGACAGTCGGTCAGCTCCTGTTGGACGCCAGGGCGGTTCTCAACGATACCGTGCCGATCACTGGGTCGACACGGTACTCGGACACGGATCTGTTTCAGGCGTTCAACGCCGCTCTATTTGAGGCGCGGGCTAAACGGCCCGACGCCTTTTTAGAGATGGGACTGCGGATCGACATCCCGTCGTTTGGGCCGGGTGACGAGCTTCAGTTGTTTCCGCTGGATCAGATCTTCTATCCGCTTTTTCTAAACTATATCGTCGGTAAATCGGAGTTGCGCGAAGACGAGTTTGCCGCGGAGGGCCGTGCTGTAGCCATGCTCAACAAATTTGTTACCGGGCTTCTACAGGTTGTTAGTTGATGGCTATTAGCACTCCTGGTGGTCCGCTTGTTTACGACGAGCATAACTACCTGGGCGAAGACCCAGGGCTTACCCGCGTCTACGACAACGTGATGGGTACGGTTCCTGGTGTCTTATTGCCGGCGGTCAAAATGGTGGTGTGGAATGCCATCGAGGAATTTTACTGGCGATCGACCTGGCGGCGCGAGTTGTTGAACTGGTGCATGCCGGATCATGTTATTTGCGTGGATTTTAATCCATTCGACGGTAATTGGTTGGTTACCTGGGTGCTCGATGTCTATGGGCACGGGCGGTACACCGTGCGCCCCCCCTCGATGATCGTCGACATTAGCACTCCGCCGAGCAGTGGGGCGCGTGAAGGCAAAGCCTTGGTAGCCCTGAAGCCGGTCAGCCTCGATGCCGAGTTCGACCCGCAGCTCTTTATGAATTGGTTCGAGACGATCCTCGACGGCACATTGTACCGGCTCTACCTGCAACCGGCCAAACCTTACTCCAGCCCGCAGCTCGCCTCGGCGCATGCCCGTCAGTTTCGAGTCGGCTGCCAGCGCGCCCGCGCCATCGCCCAGAAGCAATACACCAACGGCACCGGAAGCTGGGCCTTTAACTATTACGCCGCTGGGAGGCGAAAGAGTTGAGCGTTTCATGTGGCCCCGTGACCTTCACGGTTACTGAGCAGCTTGGGCCGCTCGGTACCCTTGCTAAACTCCCCGTCGATTATCGCGAGGCAGCATTTGATTTTGCCTGCTGGCTTGCTGAAGGCGAGAGTGTTACGTCAATTCAACAATACGGAATTACGGCTAATCCCCAAGTGCCGGATAACATATGTGCCGATAGTAAGGCGGGGTCATGGTCCATTGCTTTTACTTGTAGTACCGGTAGTGTCGTGTCGCATACCCACGCTGCTACACCACTCACTGATACAACACCTTTGTTAGTTGTTGGTGCTAATGTTGCGCCCAACGGCAAACAAGCAACTATACTGCTCGGAGACGGGACGGCTGGTATCACTTACGGTGTGGGCTTTCTGGCTATCGTGGCGCCGACGCCGCGTCGTAAGGTGATAAACTTTTTAGTCTGCGTGGATACACCGCTGGTTACTATTAGTAGTGTACCGACATTGCCGGTACCGCCGCCATTCCAGACTGTGACTGGCAGCACTAATCTTCCCGTTGGCACTACCGGTTCTGTTTTTGTTAATAATACGACGAACACGGCAATAACTATTACTTTGCCGCCGCTGCCGACTATCAATCAGAATTTGGTTATTAAAGATATTGCGGGCAACGCCGGTACCTATAACATTACGATTATCGCCAGTGGGTACACAATAGATGGGCAACCTAGTTTAGTTCTTTCGTATAACTACGCCTGGGCGGAACTTACGTTCACCGGCACGCAGTGGGTGCAAGTATGAAAAAGCTTCTTGCCTTATTGTTTATTTGTGCGCCGCTTGTCGCCTCGGCGCAACAGGTGCCACACCCGGCGCCGATGTCGTTGCCGGTTAGCAACGTGGCGCTTAAGGCGATCAACGGCGGGATCAACCTGCGGGCAGCCCGCCTCGGGTTTACCACCGCTGGCGATGGCGGCTATGCCGAATATAACTGGTCGGCGTCGAATTGCACGGCGGCCGACGATGGCGCTCAAGTGCAGCCCAGCGTGACGGGGTGCTGGATTGCGGATTTTACTAACACTGAGCCGACGCCGAAAGTGTGGGGTGCAGCGGGCAACGGTACGACGAACGACACGACGGCGGTGCAGGCAGCCGTTAACGCGCGATATCGACAAACACTGTATATTGGCCCCTATCGTTATTGTATTGGCTCTCCTGGTATTGTAGCTATTAAACCTATCACGATACGGGGCGACACAATGGGGAACCGGTACCAGACGCCGGCTTCCGACCAATACGGGTTTACCTCTTGCACTACTAACATAGAGCTGTTGAAATTTTCCTACGATGGCGGCGGAGGCAGTAATAATGCAGCAGGTACTGTTTTACGGGATTTATTTATCGAGGCAGGTTCAGCCGGCGCAAACACTAGCGGCGCCGCGGTTGTGTGGAACCCAACGCATAATACCCGGATGGAGAACATTAGAATTAACCGGGCTTGCATCGGGGTTGATATACAGCACGCACATTCATTGGTTATGGATGGGGTGGATATTTCTAGTATGACTGGGGATACGCAGGTGCCGCTTGGCGCCGGTTGCGGTGGTATTCGGGTTGGGCACGCGAGCACGTTAGCTGACACGGCGGATGTGCGTATTACTAATACCACATCGAATGTGCAAGGTGACTACGGTATTCTTGTTGAGGATGCTGGTGGGCTATTTATCGGCCCCAACGTAGATATCTTGTACGCGGTGAACGGTACAATACTTAGACCATCTTTCGCTAACCAGTATATATCTTGGCTATATGCCAATTCTTCGGCGCTGTCTGATAGCACTTGTTCCACAGGATTAATAATAGATACGACTAGAAATGACCAGAGGATAACCGGTCTGCATTTCAATCAGACTTGGACCTCCACTGCCGGCAACAGCGGTGGTTGCGTTGGCGCTGGTGTTGCGGTCCAGAATACCGGTGGTAGCACGGTCAACGGCGTGCATTTTAACGGTCACCGAGCTTATACCAATGGAGCTGATGGGTTTGCTATAAAAGATAGCGTCTCAAATATAACTATAGACAATAGCGAAATCTGCGCCAATGGTACAGTATACGCGAACGTTCCGACTGTCAGGTATTCAGGTATTGCTATTGGCACTAGCGTCAGCGGTGTTGCAATGCGGGGCAATCGTATTGGAGGCGATTGCGTGGTAGCGGGTGTCTGGAACGGTTTACAGGGCATCGGGATTAATCTGTTCGGCAGTAATAGTAATATAACGGTTGTTGGTAATGATCTGCGCGGCAATTTTTTGACCGGTATTGCCGCTACGACGCTGCCGACTGGTGGTAATGTTATTAGGGATAATCTCGGTGATGATAATACCGTCCCAAGTGTAGCGGCAGCAGCAACTATAGTACTGCCGATGGGGGTGAATATCGGCATAACCGGTGCCACTACGACAATTTCAAACCTTACCGGGATGTGGGATGGGCGGACGGTGAATTTGTATTTTGCCAATGCTGGGCATACTTTTGCTATTGGCAGCGGCATCTGCAATGCGAAGACTGTGGTGCAGTTTGAACAGGTTGTGGCGTACCGGATGCCCGGTACAGGTTGCACCTACATTAAATGAGGAGAATGTAATGCACGGTACCTACGACAATAGTAAAGGCGGCCGAGCGGTTAATCCCAGCTCAAAAGGCGGGAGTCCGCAAAACCTGTCAGGCGCACCAGGACACTCTCCGGTGCAGGAGCCGATTCCAGGGCCGTCTAACCCTGGTCAGCCGGCGGCGATGAAGAAAGCGCTGGCAAAGAAGTCTACCCCCAACAAGGGTCGGAATAGCCCCGGCCGCTATTGAGGAGAGTGCTATGCCTAGCTTCCTGAGCCCGAGCGGCTCGTTCTTCATGTCGGACGCCACCGCTGTAACGACGGTAAACGTGCCGACGACCGGCCAGACCTACACAATGTCGGCTAGCCAGGACGAGGTTTACTTTAATCACTCGGCGACGATCGCCGCGTTGACCGTGAAACTGCCAGGCGGCCCTAGGCCAGGCGACGCCGTGGTCCTCAAATTCCGCGCGATCGTCACAACCCTGACGGTGCAGAACGCCGCCGCCGTGACCGTAGCGACGGCACCGGTTACCGCCACGGCTGGGCAGAAGCAGGAATATCGCTACGTCGACGCCACGGTTGGCTGGGTTTATTGGTAAGCGATGGCGCGCTTCCTGGTCAGAGGGATGGGGGGCATGGTCCCCCGCCTAGATCCTGGCATGCTGCCCGACCCAATGGCGGAGCGGGCGCAGGATTGCGACTTTCGTAGTGGCAACCTCGACGGGTTGCCGGTGCTGGAGTTTGTTGTGTCGCTGCCGGGCGCGCGCAAAGCTTATTACTTCCCCAACGCCGATAACACTCAGAATACATGGCTACCTCTGCCGTCCGAGTTTTCGAGTGTTTGCCGATCGCCATTAACCAATGACGCGTTTCGGCGGATCTACTGGACAAACCCCGGTGATATATCGCCACACTGGTCTACTTATGCGGATGTTCAGGCGGGGAATCCTCCGCTTGATCTCGGCATAGAGCAACCGTTTACCGGTCCTGGCGGCGCCCTTACGGTAACGGCGGTTGGTGGTACGACAACAATCCCGCAAGTGGCACGTAGTTACGTTTTCACCTATCTGAACATATACGGTGAAGAGAGCGCGCCAAACGCTCCGAGTGAGGTTGTCGAAGGGGCGCCGGATGGCGTGTGGACTATTACGGGGCTACCGACAGTACCGCCAACGCCAACCTCCGGCAGAGCTTACTCACCGGTAACGATAGTGAGGCTTTATCGTACCGTAACAGGATTACAGACCGGCGCCTCGTTTTACATGGTAGGTCAGTGGACCTGGACCGATCCGGTGCCAAATCCGGTTATCGATGGTACTAGCGATTTTGATATTATTGATAATCCTACGCTGGCTTCGACGAGCTGGGCTAACCCGCCGGACTACCTCGACGGTTTGGTGGCACTACCCGGCGGCATGATGGTGGGCTTCACCGGTACGACAATTCATTTTTGCGAACCGTATCGTCCGCATACATGGCCGGCGGTCTATGACCAGTCGGTGTTGTACGATATTGTCGCGTTGACAACCTGGAATCAGTCACTTGCTATAATAACTGCCGGCTTTTTATCGGCGGG